ACAAACAGTTCGTATCAACGATCACATATTCTACAGAAGGGAGATGGAATAATGGAGAAAAGTATTTTAAAAGAAATAAATAAATTAATTTCTGACCATGAAATACAAGAAACTAGAGAAGAAGATGATTGTGAATTAATTAGTGTTCCTATTGATATTAATTTAAAATTTGCTGGTCATAAGTACGATACTTCCATAAAGACTGACATAAAAATAAAAGCAAGAATTTGTGAGTATAGAAAAACATATGGAGAGCCATCTGGGAAAAGTTGTACTCACGATTGTATTATAATTAATCCTTCTTTAAAGCATAAAGATGGAACAAAATACAAAAACAATGGGTGTAAATCAAAAGCATATAGAAGAAGAAAGGAGATGGAGTGATGAAAAGTAGGACACAACCACAAGAATTTAATGATGGTAATTGGGAGATACCATTTGATGTTACAATTGAATTTAATAATTCTAAATTAAAATTTGAAGTACAATCAAATGTATCTTTAAATGTTTCTCTTTGTGAGTTTTATAAAAAATATGGAAAACCTCACTCGGAAAAATGTCAAAACGATTGTTTAATTGTTAATCCATCACAGAAAGGTGTGAAAGGACAAAAATTTAAAGAAAATAGATGTAAATTAGCACATTGGAGAATAATTAATGACAAAATTTAGTGAAGAATTTATGACCAAGGTCAATGATCATTGGCAAGAAAACAGAGGTAAACCTTTAGGTGAAAATGTAGGAGGAGTTCATCTAGAATATAGGAGTATAAAAAAATATGGTTTGGATGAGTTAGCTGAAGAGTTTAATTTGACAGAATCACAAGCCAGAAGAATTGTCTATGTAAAAATGAAAGAAAGGAGCAAATAATGGCAAGACCAAGTAAGTTGGAAGAAAACTTTTCTATGTATTCTTTGAGAATGGATACTGATGATTTAGAGGATGTTAAAAGGTTATCCCGAAAATTATCTTATGATAGTGATAGGCAAATAAGTATTGCCGATATTATGAGATACTGCATAATTAATCATAAGAAAGACGCAGAAAAATATTTTAAGGAGATTGCATATGGAAAAAAAGGCTGACGTTTACTGTTTCTTATGTAAAGCAAAACTTCCCGAACCGAAAAAAGACAAGGTTCAATGTGTTTGCTGCAAGGTAACTTACACAAGTTCGGAACAGAAAAGTGCGAAACAGTAATTTACTCGCTCTTCACATAAAAAACTCTACTCCGAAAAGAAGAAAAACAACTTTTTGGAGTAAAGTTAAAAAAACTTTTTATAAGTTGTTTTTTATTGACAGTAGCACATAAATAATAATATGTTACATACAATCAAGAAAGAGGGATATATGAAAAAAGATAAAGAAGTAAAATTTAGGACAGTTGCTGTCCCGAATGAAGTTTATAAAATGATTAAACAGATTGCTGAAAAACAGGAGAGAACAATTGCTAGGCAAGTGGGTGTGTTAATTAAGAAAGCTCATGCCGAAATGAAAGAAACTATTTAGTGGTTTTTCTTTGCTCATTGAATAATACTTCAGCTATTCTAATCGATAGGCCAGTTGCCTTACTAAATCTTTCTACTGCGATTTGGTAGGGCAACCAACCTTTTTTAAAATCTTTTATTATTTCTACTGTTTTATCTATTTTGATTTTATTGTCAGCCATTCTTTAATATTCTCTCCTAAAACTTCTGCACTTAATTTAATCTTGCCCGTCAAGGACTTTACAATCTTTTCATCAATCGTTCCTTCACATATAAGATCAATATATGTTACTTTATCCTCTTGACCTATTCTATGACAACGATCTTCTGATTGCATCCTGGTCTCAAGGTTAAAGTCATTAGCATAATAAATCACAGTATTTGCTGCAGTAAGAGTTAATCCCCGACCCGCAGTAGATGGATTCCCGACAATGAATCGAAGTTCAGAGTTCATGTCTTGAAAGTCCCGAACAATCTCAACCCGATCACTATCAGATGTGTCTCCGAAGAAGGATCTTGCAACAGTTCCTTTATATTTACTGTTCAATGCTTTTACTATTGACATGATATCATATCGAAACCTTGACCATATAATAACTTTATTGGGTGCTTCATCACATATTTCAAGAAGTTCATCCAATCGTCTTGTTGGAAAGGTAATCATGTTTCCATCATCAGACTTTAAATGCCCCGACAGAATCTGCTGCAGACGTAACATTTGTGTAATCATTGAAGGTGTTGATACAAACTCATCATTCTCCAACATCAACAATGCTTTCTTTCTTATCTCTTCATACATCTTGACCTGTTCCGAAGTCATATAAACATATCTGGATGTGTAAATCTTTTTAGGTAAGTCTAGACATTCATCTTTCAAAACCCGAAAAGAAAACTTATCTATCTTTTCTGTCAATTCTTTTATATGACGATACCCTACAACTTGCTGAAAACTGTGACCTCCCATCTGACGGCTGTTTAAAACTGCATATCTTGCCCGAAAAGCATAATAAGAACTAAAGCCTAACATATTCTTACCTAGGAACTCACACTGCGAAAACAGATCTAATGGTGAGTTTGTTACGGGCGACCCCGTTAATATTCTTTTGTAAGCAAATTTACTTGCAATCTTTAACAAAGCTTTTGTTCTTTTTGCCTTCGGATTTTTAATCGTGGTTGACTCGTCCAGGGCAATTAAACCTTTGGCCGCAAACATTGAACTAATGACATCTGCATTCTTAAATGCACGGGTCGTGGAGAAAGCCTCAACATTCATAACAAATATAATAAACTTATCTTGCGGTGGATTCCTCCAGAAGTTTAACCAATACTTCTTTTCACCCTGGTTCATATTAGATTTCCAGAAAATACATTCATGTTCTATGTCTTCTGAAAAATGTTCTGGTATTTCTTTACTGATCCAGTTACGATAAACTCCCTTGGGAGCGATAATGAAAGCAAAGTTTATTTTTTTAAGTCTTGCCAACATGGTAATATTATCAAGCAAAACCTTTGATTTACCTGTACCCATCTCCATAAACAAAGCAAAACTGGATCTATCCCAACCCTTCTCCAATGCTTTAATTTGATGTTTATATGGTTTTGTTTTAAATTGTTCTTGACTTATCATTCATGTTCCCCCATATTGTATTAATATATGTTGCAATAATTAAATTGTCAACTTAAACCTGAAGAGGAGATACTTGTTATGAACAAGAATACTTTATTAGAAGAGGATATGTTTGCTGATGCAACCTCGTTTGATAAAATCGATCCAATCGAAGGAAAGAGATTATCAAGTTTAGTCAATCAGTTAAATCAAGTTACAAAAGATATACAGGAAGCTGAAGACTTTCTTAAAACTTTGAAAGCCAAAAAGCAAAACATATCTTTTGAACAAATTCCAGAAGTAATGGATGAGATGGGCATAGATCGATTAGACGTGGATGGTGCAACTGTCTCGTTAAAAAGCTTTGTATCTGCATCGATACCTTTGGATAAGAAAGAAGATGCTTATGCATGGTTAAGAGAGAATGGTTATGATGACATCATTAAGAATGACATAACCTTATCTTTCGGTAGAGGTGAGGATAATGTTGCAAAAGATCTCATGGCAGATCTTGATCAACGTGGTTTTCATCCCGAATCAAAAACTCACATTCATTCTATGACCTTAAAAGCTTTTGTAAGGGATATGGTTGAAAAGGGTGAGCCTATTGATTTGGATTTATTTGGTGCATTCGTAGCACGAACAGCCGTTGTTAAAAAGAAATAAGGGAGGATATAATGTCTAAAAATATAACAACTAAATCAAATACGTCAGTATCACCTATAATGGATGATATTCTTAATTCAGCAGGCGAAGGTATTGATTATGATACAAATGAATTACAAATTCCTTTTATCAGAGCGATACAAGCCTTATCACCACAGATCAAGAAGAATGATCCGCAGTTTATTGAAAAAGCATCTCAAGGTGATTTGTTTAACACTGTTACAGGTGAGTTCTGGGATGGTGAAAAAGGTATCGTAGTTATACCTTGCTACCAGGAAACAAAATATCTTGAGTTCATTCCAAGAGATCAAGGCGGTGGTTTTGTCGGTGAGATAGAAGTAGACTCACCTGTTCTTAGTCAGACTACCAGGGACAGAAGTGTTGAGATACTTCCTAACGGCAATCAGTTGGTTAAGTCCGATCAACATTATTGTATGGTCTTGAATGATGATGGCAGTGCACAACCTGCTATTATTGATATGAAGTCTTCTGCTTTGAAAGTAAGTCGTAGATGGAAGACACAGATAGCAATGTTCAAGATCCAAGATAAGAATGGAGAGTTCAAACAACCTGCCTTATTTGCTACCAAGTGGCGAGTTAAGACAGTTGAAGAGTCTAATGAACTAGGTACATGGTACAATCTCAATATAGAGAAAGTCGATCTGGTTGATTCCAAGGCTCTGTTTGATGAAGCGAAAAGCTTTCGATCATCAGTGATGAAAGGGGAGGCAAAAGCTGTAGCTGAAAACCAAGAAGATACCCCCTTTTAAGGCATTTTTAGGGGGTTGGAGAGTAGCAGTGTAGGTTAATGATATCTCCATGTCGGTCCAATCACTGCTACTTTTCTATTTATGTCAGTAACGCAAAAATTTTTTGATTTATTTGAAGGCTCTAATCTAGCACATGGTGAAACTACTGTGGGCAGTATGAGACGTAATGGTAAGGCTGAAGCAAAAAGCATTATCGTCAAGACACCTTTGTCTGTTGAAATGATAGAGGGTCATTTAAAAGGTGTCAAAGGTATAGGTTCAATACCTATTACAGATAAGAATGAATGTAAGTTTGGTGTCTTGGATATAGACAGTTATAATGTAGATCACAAAGAGATAGCAAAGAAATGTAAAGCATTGAAGATACCGGCAGTTGTTTGCCGTTCAAAGTCTGGTGGTGCACATATATTTATATTTATGAAGGATTGGGTAAATGCTGCGGAGTTTCGTGATCATCTGTTCGAGATTGCTGCAGCACTAGGTTTTTCTGGGTGTGAGATATTTCCAAAACAAGATCAAATATTAGCAGATCGTGGTGATGTGGGTAATTTTATAAACTTACCTTACTTTGATAGTGATAAGACAGTTCGATACGCAGTGGACGAAAAGGGTAAAGATTTAAGTCTTCAGCAGTTTATTACACAAGCAGATAAAAAAAGAATTACGATACATGATCTTAAAAAGATAGACTTCGGCACGAGAAGAGAAGAGTTCTCTGATGCTCCGCCATGTCTACAAGGGTTTTTAAATTTAGGTGTGCCACAAGGTTCAAGGAACACAGTTCTATTTAATGTATGCACATACTGTCAGAAGAAGGACAAGGATACCTGGCAGAAGATGTTTGAGGATATAAATCAAAAGTATTCGTCTCCACCACTACCAGCTACAGAGATTGTTGCATTACAAAAACAACATGAAAAGAAAGAGTATCAGTATCAATGTAATGTTGAGCCGTTGAAGAGTCATTGTGATAAGCAGGTTTGCAAAACTAGAAAGTATGGTGTAGGAAATGGTAACTCAGCACCTTCAATAGGAGGCCTTACAATACTGTTATCTGATCCAAGACTATTCTTTCTGGATGTAAACGGCAGACGGCTTGAGTTATCTACAAAACAATTACAGATGCAGCAACATTTTCAAGAGGCTTGTATAGAGCAGTTAAACTATATGCCACCAATTATGAAACCAGGTGAGTGGCAAACATTGATTAATCGTCTGTTAGAGAAGGCTACGACTATTGAAGTGCCAGAAGAGTTAACTATGAAGGGTCAGTTTAAAGAGTTGCTACAGACGTACTGCACAAGCAGAATAAGGGCACGATCACCAGAAGAATTAAATATAGGTAAGCCGTGGACAGAGAACGATCTTACATATTTTACGATAAAAGGTTTACAGGAGTTTTTAAGACAACGTGGTTTTAATGGTTACACCAGACCTCAACTTCAACAAAGGTTGAAAGACTTGAACAGTGGTCAGAATTGCAATGGTGTATACACATTGAAGAATGATGAAACAGGGAAATGGTCAAACATACGAGTTTGGTGGGTTCCAGAGTTTCACGAAGAAGAAGTTGAATTACCAATAGAGGAGAGCAGTGATGAATCCGACATCCCATTCTGAAGATGATGAGCTTCTCACATTAACGGATATTGTCGAATGGATAAAGGTTTCTGAGTCTACCATCTACAGATGGATGGACGAAGGTATCTTTCCAAGACCTTTGAAGTTAGGTGCGGAGAGCAAACAGAGTCCTATGCGGTGGATACGCAAGGATGTATCTGATTGGATTAAAACCAGACCAAGGACAAAGTAATGTTAGAAAAATTAATCTTTGGGCCACCAGGCTGTGGCAAGACGTTTACGTTAATAAACGTGGTTCGTGATGCGTTGAAAAAGGGCACACCACCAGATAAGATAGGCTTTGTATCTTTTTCTCGTAAATCAGTTGAAGAAGCTAGAGCAAGGGTTGCTACTGAATTAAATCTTACAGAGGAGGACACACCCTGGTTTAGAACTTTACACTCTACGGGTTTTCAATGGCTTGGTTTTAATAAAGATCAAGTCATGTCTAAATATGATTTTAACAATATTGGTAATGAGGTTGGGTTAGTATTCGACACAAACACAGCTAGAAATAGTCAAGATGGTTTGATAAACATGTCAGCCAGAGAAGGCAACAAGTATCTTGAGGTTATACATAGATCTATTATGAGATGTGTATCTTTAGAGGAGCAGTTTAACGAAACAGAAGATTATACATTACACTGGACGTTACTTAACAAACTTAATGCTGTCTATCATAATTTTAAAAAAGAAAACGATAAAGTTGATTTTACAGATATGATTAAAGGATTTGTAAGAGGGGGCAGTTCACCCAGTTTAGATTTATTAATTGTAGATGAAGCACAAGATTTAACTCCGCTACAATGGAGACAGGTTGATGTTATGAAACATAATGCCAAAGAGATATGGTATGCAGGTGATGATGATCAATGTATACACAGATGGAATGGTGTATCTGTTGAGGACTTTATGAACTCTTGTCATAATATCGAGATTTTAAAACAAAGTTACAGAGTTCCTACTTCTGTTTTTTCTGTTGCGAATAGAATTGTAAAAAGAATATCTTATCGCCAACCTAAAGATTGGCATCCTATGATGAAGCCTGGCAGTGTTAACTATCATTTAAATATGCATGATGTAGATATTGACCAAGGTTCGTGGACAATTATGGCCCGTACAAATAAAATTGTACAAAAGATAGCAAACTCTTTACGAGAGGATGGGTATCTTTTTAATCTATATGGTTCACCTAGTTTAAATCAAGGCATGATTAATAACATGAAAACATGGGAGCTTTTGCAAAAAGGCAGTAAGCTACCTTTACAAATGATTAAAGATTTGTATGCTGCACTTCCCAAAGTGGGAGATAATGCAAAAATTAAACGTGGTGTAACAAAACAGTTAGATTTTTTAGAGCATGATCTTATTCTTGGATATGATGATTTAGTTAAAAACTACGGGATGATTGCACCAAAAGACACTCCCTCAAGAGATATGCTGAATGTATCAAAAGATGATCGGTTTTATATGGATGCGTTGATTAGAAGAGGAGAAGATTTTGAATCTCCAAGGATCGATGTGTCAACCATTCATGCCATGAAAGGAGGTGAGGATGACAACATCATGCTTATGTCAGAGTCATCTCGTGCTTGTGTCAAGAACGAAAACCAGGATGATGAGCATAGAGTCTTTTATACAGGTGTCACAAGAACAAAAGAAAACTTACATATAATAGAAACAGGGTCGGAGCATAGGTATCAAATATGAAAAGAGATCAGATATTAGATAAAGCAAAGGTATTGATCAGTGGTGAAAGAGCAAAGGATTATGGTGATGCTTATCTTAACCATAAAAGGATAGCCGAACTCTGGAGTCCAATACTTGATAAGGATATTACAGTTGAACAAGTGTATGCTTGTATGATTGCTGTTAAACTGTCTAGATTAATTGAAACACCAGACCATGAAGACTCGTGGATTGATATATGTGGCTACGCTGCATTAGGAGGAGAGAAGAATGAGAGATAACAGTACAATGCATTTTCTTGAACGTCTTGAACTTGACCAGATGGAAAATGATTGGACACCTCCTACAGAGTTTCCAGATCTGACAAACTGTAAATATATAGCTATAGACTTGGAAACAAAAGATCCAAACCTTAAAAAGCTAGGCCCAGGGTGGACACGCAAAGATGGATATGTAGTTGGTATAGCTATCGCAGGTGGTGACTTCATGGGTTATTATCCTATACGGCACGAAGCAGGTGGCAACCTTGCAGAGGATAGGGTTATGTCATGGTTAAAGGATCAATTGAACACTCCCAACATTCCAAAAATTATGCACAACTCCATGTATGATATGGGATGGCTATATGCCTCTGGTGTTGATGTGAAGGGCAAGATCATAGATACAATGGTTGCTGCACCTCTGGTAGATGAGAATAGGTTTTCCTATGCTCTGAATGCTCTAGGGCGGGATTACATAGACATGAGGAAAGATGAAAAGCTTTTGAGGGCAACAGCAAGTGATTGGGGAATTGATGCTAAAGAAGAGATGTGGCGATTACCTGCAAAGTTCGTTGGTGCATATGCCGAGCAAGACGTAATTATGACCTTGAAACTATGGGATAGATTGCAGACAGAGATCACCTCGCAGAGTCTTGAAACAGTATTTGATCTGGAAACAAGCTTAATACCCGTTGTCATGGATATGAGAAAGAAAGGTGTAAGGGTAGATCTTGATCAAGCTGAAAAAGCAAGAAAAAAATTAATTAAAATAAAAGATGATTTAGTTCTTGACATAAAAAAAGAAACTAGTCTGGAAGTATTACCCTGGGTGGCAACAAGTATTGCATCTGTGTTTGACTTTTACAAAGTACCTTACGGACGGACAGAGAGCAACAATCAGCCGTCTTTTACAAAAGCTTTCTTACAGACTTGTGAACATCCTATTGCATCAAAGATATTGAAACTAAGAGAAGTTGATAAGGCAAACAATACGTTTATTGATAGTATACTAAGATATGAGCACAAAGGTAGAATACATTGTGAGTTTCATCAGCTAAGATCAGATGACGGAGGAACAGTTACTGGCCGTTTTTCTTCTTCTAATCCAAATCTGCAGCAGATACCTGCTAGAGATCCAGAGATTAAGTCTTTAATAAGAGGTTTGTTTCTACCAGAAGAAGGCACAAAGTGGGGGAGCTTTGACTATTCGAGCCAAGAGCCAAGGTTATTGGTTCATTATTGTGCGAGTCTTGGTGAAGATAGACATCCCAAGATTGATGAACTTGTAGAACAATATAATACAGATGATCCAGACTTTCATCAAATGGTGGCAGACATGGCTGAGATTAATCGTAAACAAGCCAAAACAGTTAACCTTGGTATTATGTATGGCATGGGCATAGGTAAGTTGGCAAACACTCTAGATATAACAAAAGAAGAAGCCAAAGAGTTGTTAGCTAAATATCATTCTCGTGTGCCGTTTGTAAAAGGTTTAGCAGATATGGTTTCTTCCAGAGCATCTAGATACGGACAGATACGGACTATCTTAGGTAGACGTTGCCGTTTTAATTTATGGGAGCCTAATAGTTTTGGTTATAAGAAACCTTTAAAGTATGAAGAAGCACATAAGGAATATGGGCCTAGTATACGAAGAGCCTTTACTTACAAGGCATTAAACAAACTTATACAAGGTAGTGCTGCAGACCAGACAAAGAAAGCTATGGCGGACTGTTATGAAGAGGGATTTTGTCCATTGATCACTGTGCATGATGAACTGTGCTTTAGTATAGAGTCTGAGGAGCAGGCATCAAGGATCAAGGAGATTATGGAAACGGGTCTTGAACTAAAAGTTCCAAGTAAAGTTGACCAGGAGTTAGGTGATAATTGGGGAGAGGTTGGATGAAGTTATGAAGCCTTTTTTAAAAACTATTTATATATATCTTTAAATTTTTTTAAATTTTAATTATAGAAAAAAGACTTCATTGCTTCATACAGTTACTTCTTCCATACGCTTACATAAACGCTCCGCCCGATTTGGCACCTGTTTATGCCACCTCGAGTCACGCATCTGGTAAGCACTTTCCTTCCAATTGCCGTCCATAACAGCTTGTATATGTTTACGAAACTTGCTGTATCTTGGTCTGCCTAAGTTAAACATCATGTTTGCTATAATCTGTTTTACTTCTTCTGGTAGTTTGTCCCAATCATCATAGACTTTCTTACAGTCTTGGATAACAGTTTGTATGTCTTGTTCAAAGAGTTCTGTAACTCTTTCCTCAGATACCTTTGCACCTAGCTCCAGATCAAACTCTGGTTCATCCTCTCTGCACAAATGTCCGATTCCTACTGTCTTTAGGGAAAGATGATCGAGGTATGTTTCATACTTGACCCCCTCATCAATAATGAGTTGTTCTCTTAATTTTTCTAAATCCATTATGGACTCCTTGCTTGTAATGATTGTGCTAATGCTTGTGTAGTTGGATTAGGATTAACAATCGGATTTGTTCCTAAAGGACTCACACCACCAGCACTTGATGCCGCAGATGGAGGTGTTATTTGAGAACTTAAATTAGTTTTCATTTTATCTACTTGTGGAGCTAATTGTGATTTTATATCTTTTGTAATTGGTTTTATTTCTTCAGTTGTCTGTTCTTGTAGTCCTCTTAATCCTTGTGCCTCTACTTGTGCAGCAGTTGTCTGTGCTATTTGAAATAATTGACCTATTTTATCTTCACCAGGTTTTCTACTAGCCATCATAATTTTTAAAACTGTTGGATTTCTTAACATCCTAGACATGAACATATAACCTGCAGCAATTGGTAAAGTTGCTAATGGTGCAGTCAAAATTCCATATAATGTCAAGGATAAAGCAATGGTTGGTGCAGCTAAACCACCTTTACCAGCTGTCGCTGCATTAGATACTTTAACCATATCATCAGCCAAAATATTTAAATTTTTAGCGGAGCCAGGTCCAAACATAGCATTGATAGTATCATCCCCATAATTAGTTAAAACATTTTTGAGTTTTGTTCCAAGTGCTCCAGATTTAAATGCATCTTCAAAATCGGGAGTTAATCTAATCTCTCCAACGTCATCTACTGCAGCACCTATGTCTTTTAACAATTTACCCATAGATGCATCTTTAACTGCTTCAAAGGTTTGAGGAGCTAAATTAGCTTTAGCAACACTTATAGATTCTGGACTTTTAAAAACTGCTTGTGCTATTTTTTCTGGATCACCACCTGCCCTTTGTAAATTAGATAATAATCCACTTGCCTCAACTTCTGCTTTGTTTAAAGCTTCCGCATTTAATTCTTTTAATAAATTAAATAATGGTTTACCTTCTAACTGATTTGCAACATCCGCAGTAATATTTGCTCCAGTTCTTTTTAATACTTCAGCAATATCATCTATGTCTTTTAATTCATTTTTAAGAAGAACTTTAGCTGTAGAGCCTAAACTTTTTAAATTTGTAGATAGTTTAATTCCATCAATAATCTCTTGACCAGTAATTTTATCAATGACTTTAGCGTTATCTAATTGTTCTTTTAAAAACATTCTACCTAAATTTTGTCTTAGTTCTTCAGCAACCTCTGCACCTGTTCCTCTGATTTGTGCTATCTGTTCTGCTTGTCTTTGTATCTTTAATGCATCTCTTTCAACAGCTAATCTTGCTGGATCATTAGGATTTAAAAATTTCACCTCATCTAAAGCTTCATCAACTGTTTTTGTACCTATTTTTTGACTTTCAATAAAAGCTCTTGCTTTTTGATGATCTATTTTTTTCATTGTAGTCGGTAAACCACGAACAGCCTTTAATACTTGACGTAAAGCGTCTGGATTATCTTTTGTAATAATTTCATTAAATAAAAATTTGTAATTTAAAGTTCCTCTTTTTGATTCTTGCAATATTTTTTCTACAACGACATTATCAAAACGACCCATGCCTACAGCATATAATCTATTTGCTCTTCTTAAATTTCTTATAGCGGTTTGCACGTTAACAAGATCTAAACCTTCTGTGCTTAGTCCAACAGTGCCCATAGGGAAAGATTCTGGAGTTGGTATTTCTGGTAACACACTAGGAACATCATCTAAAGGAGGTGGAGGAGCTTCAGGAAAAATAGTTTGACCAAAACCAGCTTTAGCATCTGCTTCAGCAGCCAATCTTGTTAAATCTATTTCAGTGTCTCTTAAAGATTTTTCAACAGATTTTCTCATTTGACCTAAAGCATTGTAAGAAGCACCACCAAAAACATCTGGAGAATAACTAGCATGAGATAGTTGTGCTCTTATTTGGTTCATTCTGAGAACAGTGGTTTTATTACCTAATCCCATAATATCTTTGTAAAATTTTGTGTTTTTAATATCAGCAGCAGAAACGTCAGCTAGATCTTTAACTGCTTTTTTTAAATTTGCAGTGTTAACTACCGCTTGACCTTTTAAGACTCTATTAACTCCTGAGTACAAAGCATCCATATCTCCATCAAAAACTTTTTTACTTAGATCAAGCTTTTCAGCTAACTTTTTAGGAACATTTTTATCTGTTTTTAACACACTCATAATTTGACCAACAACTTTTTCTGTTTCATCACTTATGTTCTTTTGTGCAATTTCAAATGTTGCATCAGCGTCTGCATAAGCAGCATCAATATCTTTTAAAACAGAGGCTTCTAGGTCTTTTATTGATTGTTTATTAACTCCTCTTATACCTTTTAATTCGTTTAATAAAATATTTAAATTATTTTGAGCGGCAGCTTTTTGAGGAAATACACCTTCATATATGGCTTGAAGACGATTTAATATTGGACGAAAAGATTCATCTGTTGCACCTGCTATTGTAGGTCTAAACTGTCTATTTATTAACTCTCTTGCTTGTTTTCTTAAAGCTTCATTTTGAGCTCCACCAGGTCCTTTTATAAGTCTACCAAAAATATTAGATATACCTCGACCAACTCCTTCACCTAAAGTAGCAAAAGCACCCTCAAAAGCAGACGCTTTTAAAACATCTTCAAAAGATTGTTTTTGTAAACCTTGAGAATATTCAACCGCTTCATCAAGAGCTTTACCAGCAAATCCTGCTGCACCTACTAATGCAACTCCTGGTATAAACCCTACGCCAGATGCCATTAAAGATGCACCTATAGCAGCACCTATCGGAGCGGCAGTTGCACCAGCAAAATCTTTTATATCATTAAAACTAAGACCCTCTTCATCTATAGCTAATTCTTTTCCATCTGCCATGCCAAGATTTTGTCTGCCTTTTTTTGTAAGTATAAATCTACCAAGAGCATCTTGACGAAATCCATCCTCCCCAACTTTTTCTTTTAAATATCCAGCACGTTCTTCGTCAGTATCCATTCTACCATAACCAAAACGAGAAAACCCACCGATGCTATCTAAACCTGTAGAGTAATCGACACCAGGTTCTTTATATTTACTTATAAATTCATCTTCAGTAATTGCTTGATTGGTTAAAGGATCAATGCCCTCCAACCTTTTTTGTCTAGCATAGTCTTGTATCTCTTCACGAGATGCTGTGGATAAATCTATACCTTTAGAAGTAACTGTTTGCTGTGGAAAAAATTGTTCATCAATATCTTGAAGTTCTTGTTCTGTTGGTTCATCTCCCTCAATTTCAACTTGAACAACTCCTTGAGGTGTTTGTACTTTAATTATTCCCATTACTAAGCTCTAACGTAAATGCCATTTACAAGTTTATATTTAGCTTTTCCTGCTGCTCCAGATTTTATATCTTGTGCAGTAACTATATCTTTAGGTAAATCGTATGCGATAGGTTGACCTAATCTGTCTGTGTATCCCAAACTTGCTTGTTGAACAGAGTCTATCATGGCCAAAGCAGATCTTTCTTTTTCATCTATTCTGTCAAGAACATTTTGAAGTCTTCTATTAATATTATCTGGATCTTGAAAAACATATCCACCAAAAGCAGAAGCTAACCCAACAATTTCATCCGCAAGTTTTCTATCAATGTTTGATACGTTTTTAGATCCTTCACCTAACAAATCTTTAAGGAGTAAATTAGATACGATTCTCATATCTTTGTTAAATGAATCAACATTTTCATATTCTTTACCAGTTTCTATTCCAGCAGCAGCATAAGCTTTGTTTATTAACTGAGTAAATGCTGGGCCAACACCAGTAATATTTCCTTCAGCATTTCTAACAATATTTGCTTCAACTAAATTTCTCATGCTGTTAGCACTTACAAAATCACCTGTTGCTTCAGACACTATTTTTAAATACTCTTGATGAGTTTTAGATGGTATAATTGCATCTTTCTTTTGTTGATTAATAAGTTTATCAAGAGCAGCTTTTTTATCAAGAGCAGCTTTTGCTAAATCAGAAGTTGTAAATCCTTTTGGTAAACCATTTTCTGTTATAAAACTGGTAGGAATTGCAACTGTCTCACCTTTTTCATAATTAACTCCGTTAAAAGTTAAATTTTTATCTGCAACAAAAAACAAAGGTTTCCTTCCCTCTTTTGCCATCTCTCTTTCTATAAGTCTTTCTTCAGCACTTATTTTAAATTGTTCAGTTAAGCCAAGTTGAAGACCACTTAATTTAATTTGTCTATTAAAAGCATCTTTCTCTTTTTTATCCTTAATTAACATATCTGCACCATCATTAAGTGCTTTAGCAATATTAGTCAGTGCGTTTGGACTTTCACCTGCAGCCATAGCAAAACCTATCTTGGCGATGGCTAATCCTTGATTTATACCCTCGTACTTTGGTGCACGGTCCGTGAACTGTTTTATAATGTCATCTATAACATTTTTCTTTTGTTCTTCATTACCTGTTTTAAACACCTCTTTAACAAGTTCAGGTGGTCTTGATACTGGAAGCTCTACGTCTGATGTTTCTTCACCTTTACCTTTTTTAGTTTCAGTTTCAATTCCAGTTATCTCATTAATAATTTTTTCACCATCTTTGCCTAAATCAAAATCTAATTCTGAACTAGAACCCTCTGCAGCTACTTCTTGTATTTGTTTTTGTGATATAGGGTCTGGTTTTGATGGATCTTCTGTTACTGTTACATTTCCAGTTATAGGATTAACCTCTACAGTTGTTCCTTTTAAAGCATCAATAAATTTTTTATCTGATTCACCTAAAGTTGATTTACCTTCGCTTTGAGCAGACGCAGCTAATGCCGCATTTATTGCGTCACTAGATTTTAAATCTTGTTTTTGTTTTTCTACCGCAGCATCTCTTTTTTCATTATCTTGTTTAATTTTTTGCATACGTTTAAAACGCTCTAATTCTTCTCCACTTGTTGGGAAAAATTGAAATCCATAACTTTCCATAAGTTCTCGATCTGGAACCATAGAACCAAGTCTTCCACCAACTTTAGAATCATCTTCTAAATTTGATTGTCCAGTAAGTAATGCAGCAAGACTAGAAGACATTCCAGCTGCAGGTGCTACACCATATTTATACACGGGCCCTAAAACAGTTCTAATACCTTTTTCTAAAGTGGTTCCAGTAAGATCGTCTGGTGCTTCAACACTTTGTAAAGCCATAGTATTTAATAATCCAAGTTCTAAAGGACCTAAAGATCCTATTCCTTTTTCAGCAACTTTTGCAAGAAGTTTTTGATTTAACGAAAGACCACCTCTAGTTCCTACTTGATAAGGTGCTAAAAATGTTTGCCCTTTTTGTGCTCCAGGTATATTAGCTCCAATTTGCCCAACTACTGGAGCTTCTCTAGGATTATAATTACGACTGAAATATGTAGAACCAAGGCCGGGCCCTCTAACTGCTCCAGCCTGTTGAAAATATTGCACATCTTCAATGCCACCTTTTTTGCGTAACTCTTTACGAGCACCTCTGTTGAACATTTTTCGGTTCATTACACTCATTATTTTGCTGGTGCTCCAAATATTCCGCTAAACATATTAGGATATGCTTGTCCTAGTCCAGCTAACCCTAAACCTAATCCTGCAACTTGTGACAGCATACTAGGATCTTGTGTCTGTTGTTGTGTAAATGTACCGCCAGTTGATGGTACACCTCTAAATATATCTGATAAGAAACCTATGTTCTGGTAAGGTGATCTCGCTCTTTCTACCGCAGTTCTTCTAAATGCATCCAGACCAGCCTGTTGTTGTGCCTGTTCCAAGCCACCCAAACCGAGAAGACTTGATACATCTCTTTGCTGTGCACCTTGCAGACCAAGACCTAACTGTGCTGTAGCTTGTCCAAGTCCACCAAATATCTGTCCAGCCTGTTGCTGTCTTCTCTGTTGGTTTTCAAACGCTGCTTGTGCTTGACCCATAGCTTGTTGGTAGCCTTGCGATCTTAACTGTGCACCAGTTCTTGCTTGTTGATCAAGAACATTTCTACCTATTTCAGCCTCTCCTATTGCCTGTCTACCACCACCAAATGCACCAGCAGCAACTGCTCTATCTCTTAAACCTTGTTGCTGTTTAGTTCCTAATCTTGCAATGTCTTTTTCTGATTGTCTTATTACATCCTCTGTATACGGATCCATAAATTGTGACACAGATCGAGGATCAAAAGTTCCAGTGCTTTGAGCTATGGCTTCTGCACCTTTACCCAATGTTCCCACAGCTGATTGAAAATACGGAGCATATGCACCTAGTCCTGCCGCACCCATTTGTATGGCTTGTTTTTGCAAAGGTGTCATGTCCGCTATTTTATATTCTGGAACCTCCATTCCTCCTTCGGTTCCAAGAGCCGAGGCTCCAGCTAAAAGATCTTTAAGATATTTTTCTTGATAAGCTGGTAAAAAGGTTTGTGAAGAACCAGATTGAACTGCCATTATGCTTTCCTTTCAAGCTTATTCATTAATTCATACATTGCATCAGCACCTTTTTCAATACTTCCGCCACCTGCAGCCTTAACTGCTTTGTTTGTAAACACAAATTCACCATCTGACAAGGCTGCTCTTTGAACTGGCTTACCATTTTGATATATCATGCCAGGTATGCTGTCCGAGGTTCCAGTACCAGGTCCACGCAACAATCCACCAAATTCTGGCTCTGCCATACCACCTAAACTATATGCTGACATTATACCGCCATCCGCTGCTTTTTTTACTTTTTCAAGATCCTCATCACGCTGTTCTTTTGTTCCAAATCTTTCATCAGTCAATGTGTTTACAAAAACATTATATTTTGTTGGATCGCCTTTATAGTCTGGATCTCTTTCACCCGTTGCTATCTGTTCTGGGGTAAAAAGACTTTCTAAACCTTTACCTCCACCACGTTTAAGTAACATGTCCAATAGACTAGCACCCAGAAAAACACCTGGGAAACCGCCTATACTTTTAAATAAACCTCCAAGACCTGAAAACATACAATATCCTCTTTGCTATACCTTAACTTATTTCTTGATAACTTACAACCATATGTAAGCGATCATTTGCTGCACCCGTTGCTTTTAGTGTTTCTGATTCTGCTAACACCAAAGGTTCTGTTAATAGTTCAACTGTTGTTTTTGCAGATATTGTCTTATCTTTAAACAATTGAAATGTTACAGGAGTATCTGCTGTATCTGTAATTGTTACATTTAATGTTTCACCATTATTACTTTGTTCACAAACAACAATTGATTTAATAATAGCCGTTGTTGCGTTAGCTGGTGTTAAAATTGTTGTATCTGAAGTCTGCAACTTCTTTTTAACATTTTTATATAATATTGCCATTAACTTAAAAACCAGTTTATTGTTTGTGAATTATTAGCTATCTCATTACGTTGTTGTTGTGCAATGTAAAACTCTAATGCTCTTACTAAGTCTTGTAAATATTGAGTATTCATTGTTTGTTGAAAAGAATAATTTACTCCACCCGCACCAGGACTGTATCCAAAAGGAGAATCTTGTGGTGGTGGATCGGGTAAACGTGGTGGGCCTTGATCAGATTCTGCCATCAACGTCTCCCATCTGGTCTAAGACTAACCCTTGGTGATCCTAGTTTCCATTTCATACCAAGAGCACTTGAATCAACCTTTAGAGAAAAAGACCGACCTCTTGCCCGTAGATTAATTTGATTCGTAAATAGTTCTACAGGAGATGTTGATGTTCTGGTTGCTGTACCAGAAGATGTGTTGCTATAAGCTAAACCAGGTTCGTTTCTTGCTCTTATTGTAAATGTTGCCGCAGGAGAACTGGTAGAGTCAGAACCTTGAAAGGTTAAGTCTGGTATTACTTTCTGTATCAAAGTGAATTTATCTCCATCTCCTATATCCATTGGCCCAGATTCAATAAACGATGTCATGGCAGAACCATCATCATCAAAACCAAACTCATGGTTGTACAGATAAGAAGATCCTGCAGCTATGG